TGCTCCGTGAATTGGTGACTCATTGTAAAGTTCAATCAAGTATTGTGGGAAGGAATTTAAATCCCCGTAATTCACCCACCCCTTTCTATCTTCTCTCTCAATGGGATCTATCTTCACATATTTGGACATCTCAATTTGAGTTGCACCAATGCGTTGTTTTATATCTTCAATATTAGCCATTGTATTCTATATCGTTAGGGATTGTTAGGTTCGGTTGGTCAAAGTATTCAGTGAGCGCAGTGAATTCAATAAATCCACGCTTCAATTCTCCAACTACAACAGCATCCTCAGGATCAAGATTGCTATTAGAATTTTGACCGTAAATAATATAATTGTAACGACCACTTTGAGTAATTAAAACGCATCCTTCCTCAGGCTCATCTGTATCAGTGTTGATACTCAAAGTTGTGATGCGCTCATTGCTATCAATTAAAATAGGAATGACCGGAAAGAGTTGTAGTGTGATTTCATTTTGAATCACAAGTAAGTAATCGGTAAATGGAGGTAAAAGCAAAACCCCCTCCTCTAAAGAGAGAAGGAGGGTTTGCGAGGCGGTATTAGTTTGCAGATAATTCACTACCTACAAAGTTAATTAAATAGTTGGGTTTACAACAGTAACATCAAAGTTATCGAATGGATTGTTTGTAAACGATTCCAAACGATACGCTTTGTGTGCCTCTTCAGCAGTGAAGGTAATTGTATATCCGTTAAGGTCACCTTTAGCAACTCCAGTTGCGGTAGTCATTGCAGTCACTTCAGCACCATCCATACGACCTACCATCCAGATATTATCATTGTTATCTTGTACAAAAACAACCAAACGATTCTTTGCAACTAATTCCAATTCCTTTCTGCGTGGCGCAGTCAACTTAAAGAATGTAGCGGTTACAGTCTGAGTATAGAAAATAGTTCCATTCTCAACGCTGGATGCTACTTCTTCGGTGAAGCTACCAGTATGCTTTGGACAAATGTATTTATATACATCTTCCTCAGGCAATGCGCTTACTTCTTCGCTTCCTGCATCAATGGTTACTCCACTCAAAAAAAGAGAGTGTTGTTGCAAGTATATTGCTTTGATTCCTCCGATTGTATCTTTACAATCTAATTGAAATCCTGCGGTTAATTCACAAGCCATAATTTTATATTTTTTTTATAGTTATTAAAATAAAGGGAAGGTAGAACTAACCACCTTCCCATTTACTTGTGGTTAATTAATTAAGCGTTGTAGCAATAAACAACGTCACCCAATACACCGACTTGAACTCCTACACGGAATCTCATAGCCATACGTACGTTATCAGATGCATCGGTCAAAGTCATATCTACAACTCGTACTTCAGCAAAGTCAGAATTTGCATCAACACCAACAAACAAATTAGATGGTTGTGCTGCGATTACTGTTCCGTTGCTGATACCTGGACAAACATAAATGTCGTAACCATTGAACTGCAAGTTGAATTCGTCACTGGCTTGGTACAAATTAGCGTAACCCAATGCGCTAACAGCTTGACGATAGAATTGAGCAGTTGCACGGTTCATATACAATTTAGTTTCAGATGACCCGATCAATGCAACTGGTAAGTTATTAATTACTTGGTTTAAATTAGCAATTACAGTACCAACTGCCATAGCACCTGCAGTCCAACTATTACGATAGTAAGTAGAATTTACATTAATAGTTTTCTGAAATCCGTTGAAAGCCGGATAAGTAGAACCAGCAGTGATGTTACCTTGCCAAATTGTATACTCAATGTTTTCAGCAACTTTAGCAGCAGCATAACCGATCAAGAAATCAGAGAAGTTTGCAGGAACTACATCGTTGATAAATCCACGACCTGTTTGAGATGCCTCCCAGTCACGTGCAAATTCAGCTTTGCACAATTCCAAGTTAACCTTCAAATCTGATACAGTCAATACTGACTCATCCAATTGCAAGTCTCCAGCTTGTGAAAAGTCGCAAGATGCAGCTTGTACCAAAGATGCCGCATTGGACAACTTCTTCATCACTGCCTTGTACTTAATACCCTCTTTAAGAGTTACATAATTTTTAGCTAAAGTATCTCCTGATAAGATAGCCGCGTTGATGTATGGCAACGCTAATTCACCCGCGTAGGTTGAACTGTTGATTGATAATGAATCAGCCATTTTTTTCTTTTTTTATTTTTGATTGTATTTATTTATGATTGAGAAGATTCTATTTTTAGAATCCATTTTAGCCAAGTCAAGAGGTGCGCTTTGAGCAACTGCAACTGACTTCTTTACGCTATCTGTAGCAGGTTGCTTTGCCATCTTTTGAATGGTTGCAGAAAGAGTTTCTTTCTCAGCATTCAATGACGCAATCTTAGCTTCAAATGCCTCAACCAAAGAGTTGATTGTTGACTCGAATTCTTCACGGCTAACACCATCAAATGCAGCTTGTTCTTCTGCAACTGGAGCAGATTCTTCTTCCATCATTGGCTCTTTAATCTCAGCGATTACTCCACCGCTTACAACGATTACTTTGCCTTCGGCAGTTGTATGCTCACCATCGGGAGCAGGTACTGGATTGCCGTCTGCATCCATTACGAATAACTCGCTACCAACAGCGAATTCAGCATTTGGAGAGTAAACCTCTGTGCCATCGGCAAGAATAGCCATTGCCATCTGTGCCTCTTTTGTTATTTCTCCTTCAGCAGACAATTGGATGCCAAATGCCTTCAATCTATCTGCGTACTTAGAAACAATTTCTGTTACTTTGTTCATATTTACTTTTTTATTTTTCTACCTATTAGTAGCAAAACACCTACTTTTGTTCCAGCATAGTTTTTGTTTAAGTTTGTTTAGTTGTTTCAACGAGAAAGCCCCCCAAACGTGGAGGGCTTTTTTGTCGGGTAAACAATACACCTGCACTGGTGTAATAAATTGACTCGCTAGCAGATCTTACGGTATGCTGAACGAGTACATTACAATCCGCTTAACTCGTTTTCAAGTTCTCTCATTATCTTTTCGATTTCCTGCTGCGTCATATATTCATCACTAATCTCAGTAAAGAATCCTTCAAGTGAAAAGCCTTTAACATCTCCTTGCTTAATGGATTGCCAAACCTCATCGTTATCAATCTTCATTCCAATACACCACGTTCCTTCCGGGAAGGAGAATCCAAAGTTTTGACTTTTGTCAAATTGTCCTTCTGTAATCCACGACTCAACAACGGTGCAACCTGCAACTGGTATCTCGTGCTCAAGGTTGCTATTGTGATGCATATTTCTTTTTAGATATTCCTGCGCTATCTTGTTGATTGTCTCCTTTGAATATTTGCAGTAGTACTCACGGCCTGCGGTATCAACTCGGTATATCAATTGTTCAGGTAGCATCACTGCGCCGTATACCATTTTACGCTCACCTTCTTCAACCGCAGCTTGTTGTTGTTTGCGAGTTTTGGATAGTGCTACAAAATCCACTTCAATAGCAGGATTTTCAACAAGGCTCATTGCGTGAACTCCAAGGTATCCACTGTCATCAATGGTGTACTCAATGACTTTTACTTCTTCTTCTTTCATTTTATTTTATTAGTTTTGATTGGTCTAAAATCTTCTGTTGTGCATCTTGCGCCGATGTTACGTTAGTAGCTAAAACGTACGATTGTATCGGTTGCGCTTTGGTTTGTTTATTGTTTAGGAATGATAAATCCAATGCAGGAGCAGATGTTGAACCACCACCCGAACCCACACCACCACCGCCACCACCACCACCCCCACTTGGTGAAGGAGGTGTAGTTGAACCTGGATTAAATTTAGTCGCTGCTATTTTAGCAACCTTTGCCAAACCTGCTGCAACTGCTACCCCTGCCATCACTGCAGGATAACCCGGAAAGGCAATAGCAATAGGAGACTTTGAAGCTGTTGTAAATGCGTTGGCAGCACCTTCATAAGTTGCGATGGATGCTTGTGCTATACCTAAGGCCTTATTTATTTGGAAAGACTTTTTAGCATTAACCAAACCACTATCAGTAAGGAATGAATTTAAGTCCATCAATGCACCAAATGCTTGTTGAGCAATTTGTAATTTTGCCGCTTGATAGGCTTGTTCAGCTGCTAATTTTTGAGCAGAAGATTTGTCCGCTTCTTCTAACTCAATTTGCGCTTGTTTTTTTGCATATTCACTCGCATATTGAGTTTTGATTTCACCTAATTGTACCGCTGCTATTCGTGCATTTTCTTGTCTTTTATTTTCAAAATCAATTTCAGTAAGTGATTTCTTTTCTTCCTCCATAAAGACCACATCACTCTCCTCCCTCAAATATTTTTCAGTAAGTTTCTTCCTATCAATTAAATTCTTTTCTTCTTGCTTTACTCTTTCAGTAGATTTAGTTTGTTGCTTTGTTATTAGGTCAGTTTCCTTCTTATTCAATTCAAGAATCTGTACCTCATACTCAGCAATTTTATTTTTTAAGTCGTCAATATTTTTCTTTTGTTCTTCTACTTTTTCTTTACTGGCCACCAATCCAAATAACTCACCACTCTTTTCCAATGCTATACCAATTAAGGCTTGACCTCCAAGTATGTATTTAGCTTGTCTTTCAGATGAACTTTTTTGAGATGCTTCCTGCTCTTGTAATATTTTTAATTCCGCTTCAAGTTGCTTTTTTGAATCATTGATAACTTGCTTTGTTTTCTCTCTACGTATAGCAATAATTTCTTTTTCAGCAACACCCAATGCACGTAACTTTCTTTCCTCCAAATCAAATGCTTTCAATGCACCAATACTTGCATCTGTTGCCTCTTTTGTGGCTGCTGCTAATTGCTTTGTTTCATCAGTTACAAATGGCATTGTTTGACCATACTCATACAACGCAACACCAATAGCAGTTAGAATAGTAGCTGTTAAAAAAATTGGATTATTCAATAAGGCTTTGCCCAAATCAAGAAACGATTGCCCAAGACCTTTAATACCTCCAATGATATCATCCATCTTTACATCTGAAATGGCAGAGGACATTCCTTGAAGACCTGTAATTGCACCACCAAAATCCAATGACATAATGGATGAGCCAATCATACCAAAGGAGTTGTTCAATCGCTCTAGTGGATCGCCTGCTAAGGTGTTTACCTCCTTACCCAAGTCACCAACTTTATCAGTCAATTGACCAAGTTCTTTTGCTACTTTGTTGTATTCCGCCGTGCCTTCGGGTAACCTTCCCAACTCATCACGGAGCGCCTTCATTTGCGCCCTTAATGATTGAGTTTTCTCGGTCGCGTTACCTTGTACGTCTACCGTTATTACCACATTATTGTCAGCCATTGAAAATCATTTTAATTAAGTAAATAGTGCCTATAATTAAAGTAGCAACAATGCTATAATTGATGCCTTTGGTTAGCCAATTTGGTAACTTATTTTCGCTTGATGGATGGCTTGACTTAATGCCCATTTTTTGCATCTCGCAAATATTCTTAAAAGTTTGTTGTGGGTTATTCATAGTGATATTGTGTGTAAATTAGTTGCGCTGTAATGTTGACATCTGGTATTGGATAGCTTGAATTTTTAAGGTATACAATTGGATTAAAAGTTGAACCGCTTATATTCATATCAACTTCCATATCTCCTGAAATTCCTGCTGAATATGTATCTACCAAAGTTACATTTTTGAGTGAGATACCACCTGAATTTTGAATGTTGAAATTGAATTCAGCAGTTACTCCAAAATCAATACCAGTGCCGTCTGCGTGGGATGCAACAATCATCAATTTAATATACCATACTGAATTGTCAGGCATTGTTATGGCCGTTCCATTTGAAAATAAATCAATTGCTGTTGTGCTATTTGTCCAAGTACCAAATCCATTGAGTTGAAGAATTCCGCTTTGGTATTGACCTGCATAACTACCATCCCCTCCAATGGTTACACCTCTATTGATTGCCCTTGCTGATGTTCCAAGAACCATTACACTTCCTAAATCAGAAACAACTATATTACTTGAACCACTAACAATACTACCACTATTAGAACCACCAACAAAAATATTATTCCCATTGACAAAAGTTCTTTCATTAGTTTCTTGCACAATTGCATTATCAGCTATATATGCTGATTTATTAACTGGTCTTGTTTCAATATTTGAAAGAGTAGTAATAAGTTCTGAAAACATTTTAGGTTTACCTCCTCTACCTTTTGCATCTCTTGGAGTTGCATAGCATTCTGAACCTACCCAATAGTAGCCATAATTATTGCAACACGTTTCAGTTGCTGGTTGTATTTCACCTTCTGCATCTTCCCAAATAATATTGCCATCAATTCCAATAACTGGCTTTGGACTTAGCAAACAATCGGGGGTCGCGCTCACCATTTTAATCAATTTAACTTTGACCGTATCTTGCATCCCCACCACATAGTCGCTGATTTCAAGGATGCGCCAGTACGAATCTTTAATAAAGATTTTATCATTGAATTTGAATTGATAAATATCGGCAAAGTCTAACGCAAAGAAACCTTCTAAGATACGTGCATCAGGTGCGTAAATGTCAGCAATGTAATCATTCCAATATCTTGCGTATAATGTTTTCCAAGGTGTAGAATTTATGTAATGCAATGGAATTTCTTGACCAAAGTTCAAATCTTCATCAGCAATAGTTGGAATAGCAGTTGTGTAATGGCTAAATAAATCAATTGTATATGGTATTACATTACCAAAGTCATCATTGTAAATATTGAAAGTAATAGTATTTTCAGTACGATACAAAATACGTGGTCCAGGTGCGGCAAATTGTCCATTTGCTGATTGAAATTTAGGTATTGGATAGTCACTACCTTTAATATTATTTAATGGAGTAGCACCAAACATTATTTCAGTTTTTTGCTCTTTTGTAGCAAAGTCATTTTCTGGATCAATCAATAACAATCTACCATATACACGGCCACCTTGAGCATTGTAAAGTTGGTTGTAATAGTCATTCATTGATTTGTAACTCCAAAGATTCTCTTGCGCTTGACTATCTGCAGTTGAAGTTAATGTGATGTCTTTACTGATGTCCAATTTATTCGACCAATCTTTTGCAACACCCTCTAATAGATATTCTTGAATTGGTTTTAATGTCAATAAATTTGAATTAACATCATCGGAAATAACAACCAAATTGAACATTTTGAATAGCGATGACATAAACTCGCTACATTTCATGACAGGCGCATTGGCTTTCCAATCAATTGTATTGCCATACAATGGTTTTGATATGTCCAATGTACCTAATTCAAATGATGAAATTGTAAATGTGATTAATGGATTGACATTTAATGCTTGTTGGTAAACATCGGAAAAAATATAAATAATTGGTTGTATTGTCCAACCTTGTTGAACAAAAGATGATGATGTTCCAGTTGATAATGTTACATCTGTATTTGTATTGTAAATATAATCCCCAGTATTTGGATCTATTGATACCAAATTAATAGATGCGCCATTAATCATTAAATAATTAGACGTACCATCACTCAATAAAAAACCCATATTTATTATACTGATTGGTAAATCAGTTTGAATAGTCATATTTCCCGAAACAACATAACTACCACTAAATGGCGCTGTGTATGTATTTCCTGCACTTACATTGGAACCTGGGTCTATATCAACATTTAAAGTTGGTAATTGAGCAATAAATAAACTTCCACCACTCGTGAAAGTTGTAAATATAAAATCATTTGTATCAAGTGTGATTGAACCACTATTACTTAATTTAAATCGTGCAGTATCAGGATTTCCTTGTTGTCCTATAATATCACTTTCACCTATCCAAGGAATCCACATCTTATCTAATTGCTCAAGAAGTGTTGTGCTTTCATATTCTTTCAATTCAAAACCACTCAATGCGAATATTTTATCAAAGATATATCTTGCTCGAACGAATGGAGTCAAATCACCTATCTTGGGCACAATATCACTTGATGTACTTAAAATATTTCGGGTTCCTGAATCACTTACATTCATTACCCAATTTTGACCTTTGTCAGTCAATCCAAGATACACATTTCCAGTTGAATTTATTGTATCAGTTGTTACATATGATATAATGAAATCATAATCAATCTGCAACTCAGATGAAATGTAGTCTTTGAAATCAGCATCTCCAATAGTCTTGAAGAAATCCACTACATTTCCAAAGAATACAATCTCCAAATCTGATACCTCTCCATTGCTTGTATATGCCGCCTTAAATTGCACATATCCATCAATGATTGGTATAGTATCAACCGTAATGGATGCATTGATTTTGCGCTTTGGATTGAAGCCACTGAACTGAAAAGTATTTTCTTGGACAAATCCAAATATTTTAGCGTTCGTCTCAGTAAATGGAATGCGAAATGTGCGTGAATAGTTGCCGCGTGGTGTGAGGTCTTTTATGTCATTGAACGAATAGTTCAAAGAGATATTCTCATTCTCGTAAAGGTCCACCAAATACGGAGTGTTATCCTCTTGGGTGTATAGTATTAAAGCTGTTTCCATAATTAACAACCGCTACCTGAGTAGATATTTATAGTTATTGTACCAGTGTAACCTGGAGCAGGCAATCCTGCCTTACCTAATATACCAAAGACTCCAGTTCCACCGCTTAAATTGTACGGATTCCACACCAAGTTGTTGACTTGCGTTGTGGTTAATGCTCCGTTTAATTCCCAATCCCACCCATTGAATGATGGTTGAGGTGCTAATCTTCCGAATGAGAAATAGAATGAGCCAGTCATTGGTGTACTCAATGTGATTTCAACTCGGTATGTTTGACCAGTTGTCAATCCATTTGGATCAATTGGTAGACCGTTGACATTTCTAATTTTTGGCTGGTATTTTCCACCGCCATTTGTACCCCAATTTGTTGCTTGGAATATGACTGGATATTCATTTGGAGTTGGTGAGATAACTGTGATTTGATTTGCAGCAATAGCAGTAACCGAATCTACAATTGTGCAAGGGTCAGGGTCGGGTAACGGATACTCGTAAGATGTGATATTGATTGTGTCATATTCGTTAGCCAATTGCAATCTCAATGATTGGTTATATTTACGACTGTTCCTTTCACGGCGCATTAAGTAGTTGGTATCTTCAACAACAACTGGAAGAATGTTATAGCCGTCTACGTTATCGTCCACCATCCAAACAGATTTTGAGTAGAATAAATCTCTCATCCATTTGTACTCCGACTCAGTTACCCAATCGCTTGTCAAGTTAATGAATGTCTTTGTGATGGGCTCACGCTCATTGAGTGACCTTGAATAGTTTTTGGTATCAAATGGATTATCTACATCCGCAGTATTATAGTTGCCCAAATAAGTCTTGTATCTTTTCTTTTCGACATCAATACTACGCTCATTCTTTTTGATGAAAGAGTAGCTATCCCATCCACCCAATTGATTGAGCCAGTACAAATGAACTGGGTTGTGTTTGCAATCTTCGTCAATATAAAATCCGTATTTGGCAGTCACCTCAACATCATCTCCATCTACTCCGACAATAGTCCAAAAGGATGTGTCGTCAGCTTCAGCTTGCGTAATGAGTGAGCCTTCAACTAAGTTCTTTAATCCTGCGGGAATGTGAATCAACCCACCTTCAATGAACTCCATCGGAATATCAAAGGTTGTGATTTCGCCATATGCGTTGTCATATAATACATATCTAAAATTGGCGATTGTGGTATATGGATAGTTTTCATTTATGTACGTTCCATCATCAGCTATCCAACTGAGTATCTTGTACGCGCTATCTTTTGCTTCAGTAACATTCGACCTTGATATGCGTTGCCAATTGATAATTTCTTCCTGCAATGTCGCAGGAATGTTGATGCGTGACGCAATGGTCTCAGCGTTGAACCCTATTGTGTTATCATAGCATTGACTAAGTGCAAGTGGTTTGGTGTCATTGCTACCCATAACCAAAAAGTTGCTTTTACCCTTTCCGTAAACGCACATTAAATTGTATTCTATTGACACCTCGCTATTTTCAGTAAATACTCCAGCTACATCATAACCTTCGTATAATTTAACGGTAAATTGGTTTACCAAATTATCACTCATCAATAATGCATCGGATATTTGAAGAATGACATCGTCACTATCTGAAATAGTTACGCCAGTCGTTACTAATTGGTTGAAGATAGTTTTGCAATTGAACACCCCACTACCTACTGCGTTTGGCGCAATGTAGAATTTGTAAAAATTGAGCGTTGTCAAATCTTCAATTGTCACAACGTACTTGAACCCACTATTTGCGAACTCTGATGATGTCATTGTGAATGAGACATCGTTGTTGGAATAGCACATTCCAGTCAAATTATCTGGTCCTTGCGCTGATAAGCCAGTTACTGCTGCGTTGTATGCCATTATATTTTTATTTTACCTTGTAAATTTTCCTCAATTGCTATAGTTATTTCCGCTTTCAATGTAGCCATAAATTTAGCGTTGTAATCTACCAACGTTTCATTCACGGCATCACGAAAGTAAAAGAGTGGTTTGATACCCCTGCGTGCTATTGACCTTGCTATCTTACTCGCCATCCATTCGGTTGCATCTTCCTTTGCTTTTGGAGTTGCGAACTTTTTGAACGATCCATTTGGCTCACGTGGTTGGATGCGTTTAATCTTCATCCAATTACGAATAGCATCAACATCAACTGACTTTTTTCTGAATGAGAATCTAGAGTTGTTGTTTGACTGATATCCATTAACACCTTCCTCTACAAATATTCCATATTCAGATGCTTTACCTTTTGCAAAAAAATCAATGCGTCTGTATTTGCTATCATAACGGTAAGTCAATGACTTGCGTAATGTATCAGATGCCACCGCCCTGCGTTTCTTTCCATTTACGGTGCGATATACTCCGAGATTAAGCATAGCACGTTCAACCACCTCTTGGCCAAACTCCTTCATCAATTCATTGATTGGATTAGTAGCCATTGGTGAACTTTAAGAATGCTGTGTTACTATCTTCAATAAGTAGGTCAACAAAGGCATCTACTCCTTTCTCAATTAGCGCGTTGCGGAATGGTGCGTAATCTTCGGATGAATCGAACCCAAAGAATATATTTTGCTCAATAACGTAAATCATTGTCACGTTATCGAATTCAGTTATTGTGTATCTCATATTTCTAAAATCATTGACAATGCTACGATTGCACCAGTTGATGCGGATGCGTTATTTTGAACCTTTATGTCTATTGTACCACCTGCGCTTAGACTAAGCGAACTTGATGTGTTTTGATAACTACCAGTTGCGCTACCTGCGGCAATCGTTAACGTGTACGCGCTATCTACTCCATCCACACGAATGGTTAAAACCGCACTACCTGAAGCTGGTTGCGCTCCAATGTTCACGGTTAGATTCTTACCAACGCACGCAATAGGTATAACTGTCCTTGCTTGAAATGCTTGGGACGCGCTATATAGCGCAGTACCTTTTACGAATCCTGCATAAAGAGTTGTCGCAGCTCCAACGGTACCTGAACCAAAGTTACCAAATAGCACTGATTTTGATATCCCAATTTTGGTATTAAGTTGCGTTTGAATCGCAGAAGTAACTCCACTCAAATAACCTAATTCAGTAGATGTAACTGCATTGGTTGCAACCTTACCAGTGCCATCAGAAACCAACGCTCTTGATGCAGTAAGATTGGATGAAGTTATTGTAGTAGCTGCGCCTGTAATGGCATCTTGCTTGCCGTTAAAAGTTGACCAATCAGCCGAACTCAATAGACCTCTATTTGTAGCTGAAGCTGTTGGTACGTTAAAGGTATGGGTGGTACCTGCGGATGAAATTGCAAAGTCAGTACCTGCGCTACCAGTCACCAATGTTTGAGCTGCACCAGTTAACGAATTGATTGCCGTAATACCAGTACCTGCCATAATACCTGCTTGTTGTGTTATAGTTAGTATAGTAGATTGTACAGCAGGATGTGGATATGGACTTGTTTGGATAGGTTCAGAGTATATAGACATACCAACATCAGGACTTGCCCAATATAATTCTATAATATCTCCTGCTACCAATTGAATAACATAATTCCAAGCAGCCATCATATATGCTGGTGAATTACCTTGTAAAGATAAATTACCTGCACTACTTGGGATATCAGCTCCATTTTTTCTTAACCAAAAATTTGCAATATCAACACCTGAATCACTCTTATCTAATTGTGATGAAAATTGTAAATTGTAAATTCCTGTATTAGCAACAACAATCTGAGAAGTCATTGTTCCGGTATATGTAGCAGATGTTCTATTTTGTGATACCGATACTACATAAGTACCTATTCCTCCTGTACCACTTGTAAATGCAGATATAAAAGTTCCTGCAGTTATACTACCACCTGTTAATACCATTCCTACTTTAATAGTTCCCGAAGCAACATTTGTAACAGTTAATGTTGTCCCTGCTCCTGCTCCACCATTGTTTATAGTCCCTGTAAATACAGCAGTTTCTGTTTGTAAAGAAAATCCATTAGCTAAATCAGTAGTATTAAATTTAACTGCTCTTGGAGTATCTGCAGTTGGGTTAGTTTGTGTTGTAGAATCTGAAATTGATAAATAGTATCCTGTTGGAGTTGCGGCAGGTTGAGCTGTCCATTTTAATCCTGTAGTTGTAGAACTATCAGCAACAAGCATTTGAGTATCTAATCCAACTGGAAGTCTTGCATCTGCTGACGCATTGTGCGTGAATAAATCACCTTTAGTTGTTAGTGGACTACCACCACCCCCACCGCCTGGTATTGTCTTCCAAGTGTTGTCCCCTGCCAAATAATCGGTAGAGGCTGCAGGATCATTGGTTGTGTATTGTAGCTTTTTCATTAGTCGTAAATTGCTTCCAATGTAATTTCACCACCTGCACAAAAAGTATTTGCGAACTCAATAGGCATTTCACAACGCACCCTGCCATCTCCGTTATTGAAGTAAGTTCCTGCGTTCAAAAAACACGCATTGTTCTGCACGGGTGGATTGGCATTTAACATCGCAACAAAATCATTGATGTTTGTTTGATTAGTGCCATAACAAGCATCCACGTTATTGCCATCGCATTTGTATACAATGCTATTCATTGGAGTTGTTTCAAAATCAATCACCTGAGTGTATACATTGATGGTTGGATTGTTGAAAGGAATGATACACGCGTTCCACTCGTAATCAACTGTGATGTCAATTGACAATTGCACACCCGTCAACACGTGCGAAAATTCCTCAATGAATGGCTGCGCAGTTATTGGTTTGCCCAATACAACCGACTCATCAAAGATGTCACCATTCTCTAACATATTTACAAAGTCACCAGCCAACTGGATGCATTCGCTCATTGATTGTCTTTGATATTCCGTTTTTTCTTCCTTATCTCTCGGCAAGTCAGCAAAGTAAACATCAAAGGAATACGTTAACGCACCTGAATCAAAGCTGAATGAAGTAGGTGTGACGTGCATCCACGGCCATTCACCTTCCTTTTCAAGGTCTGCCTGACTTATTTGTCCGTGTGTGAACCTTCTGATTAGTGCGTGGCTATTCGAGAAATCCTCGAATTTACCAATGACTACGTTGTATGTATAAAGAGATGAATCGCTCATATAAGTTAAGTAGCTTTAATGATCTGTTTTAGACAGCAATTGCTTTTGAAAGTTGTAATAATCTATCCGGTAAGAAAGATGTGCAAAGATAGTAGACGCTTGAGTCTCTGTGATGGCATCAAATTTAGTGATGTCTCTGTCGGCTAATTCCTCAATGACGTGAAACCATCCGTATCTTTCAGCTAATTCGCTTGTTGCAACGCTTCCTCCATCGTCTCCATCGCCTTCGTCAGATTCGCTTGAATCTGCGACTCTAAAAACGAGAGGGAAGTGGTCACCAATTCTTTTTCTATAGTCGAAAAAAAAAGCAACGCACCATTCGCAATTGATAACGGCATAGACTCAAAGTCTTTCGCATTGGATAGATGGTCGGCAGTGTACTGCTCAATTTTATACTTAGTTCCAATCTCGGATAAGATAGGTCGGTAAAGGATAGACAATAGCTTTGGTAGATTTTTGGGAAAGTCTTTGCAGTTCGTGTCAAGGTCTAACCACTCACCAAATGAAATCTTATTGATGTCAGGGATGAATCCGTACCCATTCCATTTATGTTGATGGTTTGCCAATGGGTTAGCAATGACCTCACGAAAGCCATTGATAACTTTCTCCATATCTTCTGGAGTGAGTTGTCTCACGAAGTCTTTTGATTGTCCGATAATTGCGGACACTTGACCGATATCATTTCCTTCGTTATTAAGGAAGTCAACGTACTGCTTTACCGTAATGGTATTATAGTCAAGGGATACTTTAATCTTTTGCATTGTTGACATCGTCTAAAATCTTATCCATCCATTCATCAAATAGTCTCACCATTTCAGTTTTTGCAAGGCGTTTACGTTGCTCTGGTTGTTGTAGCCATAATCCAAATAGAACGCACATAGTGTATGTGTGCTTGGCTGTTTCTTTTGCTTGGTCTTGATCCATCATAATTTTATTATTTCATTTTTAACTTGACTCAAATATATAACGTGCAAGGCAGCGTAATCTTCATCCGCCCATTTGGTCACGTACTCAATCATTTTATCCACCACGACAATAGCGCATTTGACTGCAAATATCTTAGGCACACCATTATCCATAGCACTATAAATCTCATCGTAAATTTGCTGCGCTTTCTCCTTCGCCGTCATCAGTCAATCTTTATTTGGTTGTCATTGAGTATCTCGTAAAATTTGTCACGCAACTTATCCAGTGCATCCAATTGTTCACCATTATAGTTCTCACTATTGTACTTTATTTGAGACCTCATCAATTGGTCAAAATCCCATAGCGCAATGTACACCGCATTGAGATTGGTAAATCTTTTGTGAGCCTCAATGTCTGCAGGCTCATCTAAATCGAATTCTATAATAGCTCTCATTTTGTTCAGTGAATTGCTTACAATTTGTCAGATATGATTATTTGTACTGGGTTGTCGGAATCTCCGACAATGGTGTTCCTTGCTTGTTTGGGTTTGAAGTATTCCAAAGTTTTCAAATAGAGTTCACTTGCTATCATTTTATCTTCATCGTTACGACTTGCCCATAGCTTATCTAAAAATGCGTTGAACTGTTCCGCTTGTTGACCGGTGATTGATTCTCCGAGTGCCTCCCATTGGAGTGACTTTTGAGACTTTGCACCCACTGGTTTAAGACCACCGTGACCTTTCTTTAATCTTCCTTGTTCATCTCTTTCCATAACTGACTATAATTTATTGTTATACCAAACAGCTTCCGTTGTAAATGTATTCTTTTGTCCTTGAATTCTAACCATTGGTTCAAATGGAAGCCAGTTTGATTTTGTGTTTTCGCATACAATAGTTTGACCTTTCCTTTCTTTGCACCATTCGCCCAATTGATTAAAATCTAAATTTTTATTTGAGAATGGGTAGTGTTCACCACCGAACTGATATGGTGGATCAATGAACCAAGTTGCATCAATATTTTCAATTGAATCGTAACTGCCTAACTTAATATCCCAATGTTTAATCTTAAATACTGATTTAGATATTTTAATTATTTGATTCGTTATTTTTTCCGATGCCCATTTAGTTAATACATTTCTTGGATTAGCTGAACCCATATTAACACAAAAACCGAGAAAACATCTTTCACCTTCGCTTAAATCAAAATTCCTTAAATCATCTCCTATCTTCAATTTTGGTAAAGACAATACATCTTGCTCACTAGCATTTTGAAGATAATGCCACATCTTAATCACATTTGGATTAAGGTCGTATAATCGAACATCTTTCTCCCAATACATTAACGAATACCGAGCAGTCCCTGCAAATGGTTCAATGATTACATCTTTCGTTGCTGGAAGATATAACTTAACTATTTTGGATTTGCTTCCGTAATAACTTACCATTACAAATCTATTTTAGTTTTGAAATGATTTATTAGTTGTTCCATCTTATGGTCGTAATACTTAGTAAAGGTAAGGAATCCTTCTTTATCCTGCTCGTATAGTTTATAGAGCACATTCCTTAACCTTTGACCAT